TAAAATTTAACGCTAAAGCGTAAATAAAAAGAAAAAAACGCTGTTGAAAGTTTTGTTGAAAAATTGTTGAATTGTTGAAAGTTCGTCAAAATGACAGAAATCGTTGTGCAACATTTTGTTGAAAACCTGTTGAAAGTGTTGAAACTGTTGAAAACGCGCACAGCGCTTATAATGAATGGATTAGCCGAGTTCCGCTTGCGCTACACACGGCAGGGCGCAAAGCGCCTTCAAAACAAAGGAGTGAAACCGGCTACTAATATATCAAAAAAATCCAGAAAAAACATTGACTTTTTTTCAAAAAATATGATAAAATTGACAAAACAGAAATTTTCTCGTAAAAAGGAAGTTGACAAAAATGCTTAAAAGTTATATCATGGACACAGACGGAAATGTACAACTTGCAAGACACTTCAAAGTAAAAGAATTTGCTTGCAAAGACGGCAGTCAAGTAGTATTCATAGACGACCACCTATACACCATTCTGGATATCTTGCGGCATAAACTGGGGAAGCCAGTCATTATCACCAGCGGATACAGAACACCAGAGTGGAACAAAAAATGTGGTGGAGCAAAATACAGCTATCACATGCGCGGTATGGCAGCGGACATCCGGGTAAACGGAATAAATGCAAAAGAGCTCGCCAACAAGCTGAATGAAATCGTACCGGATGAATGCGGCATTATCGTATACAACAATTGGGTGCATTTTGATGTGCGACCCGGGAAAAAATACAGAAAGGGGGTGTAAAAATGGCACTTATCAGCATTAAGGACCTCAAGGCCGCAATTGCGATTATGCGACAGATCTTGGAAAAGCTAGACGAGATCTATCACGCACTGCACGACAGGCAGTGAACGAATGACGAATGACCTGGAAGGGAAGACAAACAGATGAAATCATGGAATGTACGCGACCAGACCAAAGAAGCATTGGAAAGCCTACTCGAGCGAAAATACAAAGAAATTGACAGCGATTACAAAATGCTTAGAAAAGTGTCAAACATTGAAGATGCAAAAAGGATGGTAGATGAAATTTGGCAGATAAAAAGCTTTGCAAACGCTATCGAACTGGAACTAATTAGAAGGGAGTACACCAATGGCACGACATCGTAAAACAATGAACGGCGCAAAAGACCGCCGCATGTTTAACGTAACCGCACGAAAAACCAAAACTATCAACCTCAGCCAGAAACCTATGAGAGGCGGCATCCGGCTGTAAAACAAAGGGAGAATGGATATCATGAAGCATGAATATTTTGGCCTGTGGGACAGCGTAGCAAAGTGTTACGCATGGGTAGGCGAGAGCAAGAACAGTGCAACGTTCGCACGTATGTGTAATGTGATGGCAAAAGATGAAAAGACGTTTGTTGGACAGGCACCCGGCGACTACACCGGCTTCAAGCTGGCAGAGTTCGAGGACGAGCTAGGTACATTCACAAACAACAAGGAAAAAGTGTGGGAGGGCAAGCCGCGTGAATAAACGATATGAAGAAGGGCGAAAGCCCTTCTTTTCTGAATCAGGCGAAAAAATGCGAAAGCAATACGTCTGGACGAAGGACGAAAAAGGACAAGAAGTGCTGCAAGAAACTGCACCAATCGACATCCAACAGGAAATTGAAAGCTATGCGGAAGAATGTGATATCAAAAGCATTGTCCGAAAAGCAAGTTTTGACCCGCAGTTCCTGGAAAGCCTGTCAAAAGGAGCATTAAACGATACATTCACGGATGTTACGGAATTTCCACAGAACATTCACGAGTATCATAAAATGATTGCAACAGCACAAGCAAACGCCATGAAACTTGAAGAACTGAAAAAAAAGGCAGCGGAAAAGCCAGAAGCAGAACCTAAAGCAGGGGAGGAAGAAAAGTGAATCGAAACAACGAAAAGCACTTCAATCAAATCCCGGAAATGAAAGCAAGTCGAACGCGTTTCAATCGTGACCAAACGATTTTAACAACGTTCGACTCCGGCAAGCTGATTCCGTTTTACGTTGATGAAGTATTACCGGGCGACACCTTCAACGTGAACACGTCAGCAATCATCCGAATGACAACGCCAAAGTATCCGGTAATGGATGATTCATTCATTGACTTCTACTACTTCTATTGTCCTAACAGAATCTTGTGGAGAGACTTTAAAAAGTTTATGGGAGAAGTCGAAGACAAGCCTTGGGTGCCAGCAAAAACCTACAAAGTACCGGAAATCAATGTCGAAGGAACTGAAAATGCGCCAAAACCTCTGGAGGGAAGTATCCTAGACTACATGGGAGTGCCAACAAAAGTAAAAAGCACTTTCTCAATAAACGCACTTCCCGTCAGAGCGTACGTCATGATATGGAACGAATTTTTCCGAGACGAGAACGTTGGAAACGCGGCAGCATGGAAAGATACAAGCGAAGATGTAACCCATCAAGACACAAACGATGAAAAAAATATCGAAGAAAATCTGAAAAACGCAATGTACGGCGGACGGTGCTTACCAGTAAACAAATTCCACGACTACTTTACCAGCTGCTTACCGTATCCGCAGCGCGGGCCAGAAGTAACACTGCCCATGCATGGCAATGCAAGAATCAGCGGATTCACAAACGATAAATTTAACGAAAAAACGCTCCTATATGCAAACAGCTTTTTTGACGGAAGCACAAGCCCGGGCAACAGTAAAGACAGACTGTACGCAATCGCAGCAGATGGAACCACAGGGTCAGCGTACTTAGCCATTGGAAAAGGAACAGGCACAGGACATAACGTAGTATACCTAGGCGCAGACCTCGGCAGCGTAGCCGCCGCAACCATCAACGACTTGCGCAAAGCCGTAGCAGTACAGCAGTACTACGAAGCACTTGCAAGAGGCGGCAGCAGATACCGCGAACAGGTACAGGCGCTATGGGATGTGGTAATCAGTGATAAAACCGTACAAGTGCCGGAATACCTTGGCGGTGGCAGATACCATGTGAATATCAATCAAATTGTGCAGACCAGCGGACAGCAGACGAACGCAGACACACCTATCGGTGAAACTGGTGCAATGTCGGTAACACCAATCAACGAAAGCAGCTTTACAAAATCGTTCGAAGAGCATGGTTTTGTAATCGGTGTATGTTGTGTACGGCACAATCGCAGTTACCAGCAAGGCTTGGAACGTTTCTGGAGCAGAAAAGACAGACTTGACTACTACGTGCCGCAGTTTGCAAATCTAGGCGAACAACCTGTCAAAAAGAAAGAAATCATGTTAACCGGCACAGCAACGGATGAGGAGACGTTTGGCTTCCAGGAAGCCTGGTCAGACTACAGAATGAAGCCTAACCGGGTATCTGGTAAAATGCGAAGCAATGCGGAAGGAACGCTGGACTTCTGGCACTATGCCGACAGCTATGCGAAAGTGCCAACGCTGTCGCAAGAGTGGATGTCAGAAGGAAAAGACGAAATTGCGCGGACACTCATCGTGCAAGATGAGCCGCAGTTTTTTGGCGCAATCCGCGTAGCAAACAAAACCACAAGACGGATGCCGTTGTACAGCGTACCGGGCTTATACAAACTGTAAGAAAGGAGGAAGCCCGGAGAAATCCGGGCTATTTTTAAATGAGTGTACTATCAGGAATTTTAACCGGTTTAAACGTAGCGGGAAACGTGGCAAACACAATCGGAACTGTTGCAGGAGCAGCTAAAAACGTAGCCGGAATATTCGGTGGCTGGGGTCAAACCGGCAACAGCCAAAGTAGCGGCGGCAGCACAAGCGAAGGCGGCGGTCAATCAGAAAGCGGAAGTCATTCAGGCACAAATGTGCAGCAAGTAAACGACTGGCTAAAACAGGCATATGCATACCAAGGGCAAGAAGCCGCCATGCAAGGCAAATACAACAGTCAAAGTATGCTTAAACAGATGGGTTACAACACCTTACAAGCAATCATGCAGGGCATATATAACCACATTGAAAACAGCGTAGCTATGAACTATAACAGTGCAGAAGCATTAGCAAACCGTGAATGGCAAGAGCACATGAGCAGTACAGCATATCAAAGAGCCGTTGAAGATATGAAAAAAGCTGGGCTGAATCCTATTTTGGCATTTGCAAACGGCGGTGCAAGCACACCCGGCGGTAGCGCGGGAACAATCAGCGGTGCAAGCATGGGTTTAGCAAGCAGCAGCGCACTAGGAATAAGCCGAAGCGGTGGATTCGTACCGAACGCATACGAAAGCGACAGTTGGAGTAAAAGCGACTGGTACAACGCTTCACAAAGTTGGCAACAGATGCTCAGTAGTACACAAATGTCACCTTACGGGCTAGCAAAAGTATTAACAAGCATCGGAGACGATACCGGAAAAGCAATTGAAAAAGCAACAAAACCACAAAGCAAAACGCACAAGAGCAAAAACGAAGTAGTACACGGCGGCGGTGGAGGTGAAATCAAAAAATGAGTTGTTACAAGCCGTTAATAAGGCTGTACAACCCGGAAAATAAAGACATAAGCGGACGGGTGTATACACTTGTCCGCTTTTCTGAAATAAGCGGGAAACAGCTCAAGTATGAAGATTTGATGTATAGAAAAGATATCATGCTGATACCATGCGGGCAGTGTATCGGATGCAGAATCAGACAAAGAGAAGACTGGACAACACGAATAGAATTAGAAGCGCGAGACTATCCAAGGGAAGAAGTTTGGTTTATAACATTAACTTATGACGATGACCATGTACCGGGTATGATAGTAAACACAGGTGAAATCATGCGAAAAGTGCAATACGTCTGGAAGCCAGGAGAGAAGCGCCCTGAAAGCGTACAAACGTTGCTATATACTGACGTTCAAAAGTTCTTAAAACGTCTCAGAAAGGCTTATAGGGGCAAATTACGCTATTTTGTGGCAGGAGAGTACGGAGAGCAGACAGCTAGGCCGCATTATCATATGATACTGTATGGATGGCAACCAACAGACCTAGAACACCTATACAAGATACAACACAATGGATATTTCACAAGTAAATGGCTGGCAGACATTTGGGGCATGGGTCAAATACAGATAGCGCAAGCAGTGCCGGAAACCTACAGATATGTTGCAGGATACGTCACAAAAAAAATGTACGAGATAGACGGCCAGAAAGCAAACGCATACTACGAGATAGGACAGCAAAAACCTTTTGCATGTATGAGCCTAAAGCCAGGCTTAGGAGATAACTATTACCAAAAGCACAAAGAAGAAATCTGGAGACAAGGCTATATTCAATGCACAAACGGTAAACGCGCACAAATTCCACGTTATTATGAAAAAATGATGGAAGCTGAAAACCCACAAAGATTGTGGAGAATTAAGCAGAACAGACAAGCAGCAGCAATTGCAGAAAACCGGCTAAAGTACGAAAACGCAGACTTTGCAGAACAGTGCAAGACAAAAGAAAGGGTCATCAAGAAGCAGACGAAAAAAAGAGGGACACTTTAACAGTGTCATGGTGTCACCTAGCCCAGTACCTATCAAGTAAGGTACTGGGCTAAGTGCATTTAAAGGG